CTGGAGGATTATCCGATTGATTGTATTCGAATAATGTATAGATGCTAGCATAGTTTTGATAGTTCTCTACTTTTATATCAAAGAAAGAATCCCCGCCGAAATATGATGTAATGTCTTTGTATAATCTATATTTCTCCTTATTCAATTTTTCAATGTCTAAAGAGTTTCTAGCTTCTTTTATGGACTCAATTAATTCATTAGCGAGATTAGGACTTTTTACTTTCTCTTTAGTTAACATTTGATAGAACGTCAACTCCTGTCTAATCTGTGAATTGTTTGAAAAGTGTTTTTTTATAATTGAAGATATCTCATTTATCCCTTCTCCTTGTAATACATTGCTAGTCATTTTTTTCACTAGCATTTCAAAAATCAATCCCGTATTCCGGTGCTTTTTGTGTTTTATTTTCTTCATTTTTTATAGTTGTGAATTTCTTATTAAAAGAAATTATTTTAAATAAATATTGTAATGTTTATCTAAATCACTCTAAATCTAACAAGTTATTTTCACTTAGCAAATCTGTGCCTGCTGTTTTTTCGTTTTCTTTAAATGATTTTTCTATAATTAGATTCTTGTTTCCTATAGGACTATCAAATTGTCTCCTGAGAGAATTTACTAGTTTGGACTCTAAATTTACCGGATTTTCTCTTTTTCTAGCTTTTAAAGGGTCTCTTTCTCCTTCTAAATTAGATTTCATATCTCGGTCTCCCATAGAATCTCTACCATTGACTGTATCATCTTTTGTACCAAATGTACCAATTCTCTTAGGTCTTCCTCGATTATCTTCTTTATCTACAAATTCTAGTTCTTCTCCATCATCAAATGACATTGCATCTACTTCATTTCCCTTAGAGGCTAGCTTTAGTGACATCATATCATGTGGAGTACCGAAACTTTGTCCTGATAGTTTAGGGTCATTGCCTTCCGTTTCTATTTGAGAGTGTCTAAAAGTAGTCATCAAATCCTCAATAATCAATTCTTCTTCTGTTAATCTTTCTGATTCTGATAATTTAAATAAGTTTTCATGTATATATTTTCTAGAGAATAATTTAGAATCTTGCATCACTAAAGCTAAATTCATTTTTTCTGTCAATATTTCTACCTTTTGTCTTTCATAAACTAAAGATGGATTATTTAAAGAAAGAGAAAAATCAATCAATTCCTCATTTTTATATCCTTGAGTGTATAAGTGAATGATAGCAATCTTATTTAACTCCGATACAATTATTTTCTGAATCCTTTCGATAGTTCTAGCAAATCTAACATCCTCGGCGGCAATCATAGACTTACCTTCCGTGTCTTTATCATACCCTAAAAATGGCTTAGGGATTTTTAAGGCAGCCATCATTCTATTTCTGACGTATTCAATATCATCCATGAAACCTTGATTGCCTAAACCCGGTAATGTTGTTATTTCACTACTCGCATCTTTCCCTCTAACCGGCAGGTAATAATCCTCTAACATGTTCTGGAGATTAAATTTTAGGTTATAATCTCCTGTTTTTTCATCGACATAAGGGGTTTTCTTCATTGCCGATATAATAGTAGACATGTAGTTATCTACTTCATTAGGCGGAATACTTCCCACATTTATCTTGAAAATTCTTCTCTCCGGAGCTCTCATGATTCTATGAATTAACATAGCGTCCTCCATCAAAGTAAGCATTTTAAAAATCTTTCTTGCAGGTTCTATTTGACTTCTACCGTAAGGTAAAAAATTACTATCAGATAATAATCTAAAATGGGCTATTTCATGATAATCTAATTCTTTATTTTTTCTTTCATCATTTCTATATACAATCGGACTCATTTGAGTAGTGTGTAATCCTTCGTATATAAATTTAACTTCATAAGGATTTTCTGGATTTGTTCCTTCCATCCTTCTAACTTCGTAGGCTGATAAAGGGACAACATTTTTTATACCAAGACCTTCTTCGATATCTAAATACAAATAAAAATCTCCATACTTACATAGAGATCTTGTCCAACTCCATAAGTTGTAATCTATATTTAAAATGTCGTAAAATAAATTATAGAGTATTTTTTTGATATTCTCATTTGGAGTACTAATATTTAACAAATCTCCTTCTACGGACATTACCGTGCTTTCGTCCGCATAAATATCTAATGCAGAGGCTATGATTGGATCTGTATCCATGGCTTCATAGTCCGTAAATATCTGTAACTTTGAAGAGTGAAAATTTATAGTGTTGTTATTGGGAGAATATCCGTATTGCCTAGATGTATGTAAGCCAGAGAATCTGTCAGCATATCCGACTTTATCTTTAGTACCTGCGCCTTGTAGCCTAGAAGTATCGATAACTTTAATCCTGTCTTTTCCAATTCTTCTAACAATAACTTGCGTAGAGAATAATCTTTTTAGTTTTGCTTGTATTGAATTATCCATGTTTTTATTTTATAAGCCAAGTTAGACTCTCTGATTCATTGCTTCTAGTTTTCATAGACCAAGAGTCATGTACTTTATTAGAGTTACTTGGAGTGTATATAGTTTTTGTTGTGTTACTTAGCAAAGACCTAGAGAAACTTAAACCTAAAGTTTTCATTTTTAAGGAAGTGTCTCTAACCCAAAGTCCAATAGCGAAAGACATAACTAAGTCGTCGTTATACCCATCTCTAGCTTCTGCTTTGTGATCTTTCCAAACAAAAGTAAACAATTCCTGTATCAATCTCTTGCTATAGACTATTGGAGATTTTTCTCTATAATATGTTTCTAATTTAGAAATCATTACAGGTCTTGTTTTTGTAGAAGTAGTAAATCCAGGAACCATGTTATCCTTAAGTAAATAGTCTTGATTTATGTTAACATGTACATCCGGGTCTACAAAAGGATCATTTCTGAAAGTGTAATAAAGATTCTGGTATCCTAAATCTAGGATAGTTTGTAGAACTGCCCAACCAACATACGCATTCTCAATGGCAAGCAAAGCTCCATTATATTCAGAAGCTATACTCATTAATAAATGTCCAAATTCGGTGGTGCCAATCATACTCTTAAATTCTGCAACTTGTTCTAATGTTTCTATATTTAAAACATGAAAAGCAGAAAAGTCAGAAGAATCTCCCCTAGATACATCTGCACATACAACATAAGTACAATCACTTTCAGGATACTTCCAAACCCATAAATCTCCGGTTTCCCCTCTTTTTTCTATTGGGTCTTTTACGCAATTATTCTCATACCATACTAAAATACTACCATCTACCACAGTATGTCCGGATGTTAAGAAGTCTCCGTCACATTCCTGGGCTGCTGCTTTTTCTCCTAGTAATATGTCTTGTTCCTTTCTCCATTTCCAATCTCTTTCAGGGTGAACAGTCCATGGTAAAAACACAGAAGTAAAATCACCTCCATTTAAGGATTCCTGCCAAATTCTATGAAACAAATTACCTACTCCATTAGGTGTAGATAATAATATACAACTACCTCCCGTTGCTAAAGTAGATTGTGCGGCTGTCCAAATTTCTTCCGAATTAGTAATGTGAGCTGCTTCGTCTATAACTAATAAAGACAACGCCTCCGATCTTGCAGAATCAGGACTAGATGATACCGCTTTAACGCTAGATCCATTATTTTTAAATCTAAGCATCATTTTATTGTCTTCTAAGGTCTCTTGTTTTAACCATGAAGGTAAAAAATCGTGCATCAATCTAATTTTATGAACTAAGTTTTTTGCTACATCTTGTTTGGTCGCAATAATAAGGACTTTATACCCACTGTTAAATATCATGTTATGCAAAATGAATGCAGCTGATAAAGTCGATATCCCTAACTGCCTTCCCTTGTTTATGATAATGTATCTTTCATTATACATTTTTTCTAGTGTGGTCTCTTGAAATGGGTAAAGACCAAACAAAATACGTCCTTTTTTGGGGTGCTCTATTTTGCAGTATTTTTTAGTGAAATAAGTTGGATCTTTTGCACATTTTTTATACTCCTGAGCTATTGCTAATTTTACTTTATTTGTTGACATCTATATTTAAATCTTCTTCATTTATATTATATGTTTCCATTATATCATCTCTTAAATTATTAAAATCAGATCTAATTTTTTCTAAAAATGATTCTTTATTTTCAATTGACCATTTTTCAATAGATCCATCTGCATTAGAATATCCCATGTTGTCAAATGATCTTAATAAAATTTCTACTTCTTTAGATGCCTCTTTTAAAAATGATACAGCATTCTCTTTCTTTTTATCATGAACATAAGTATCAAATTTTCCATTTAGCTTTAAATCTGCTTCATATTTTATTGTACATTCCAAACATCTTCCTGTCTTTTTTCCTAATTTATAATCCGCTTGACCGAAAAGCTTACCGTCACATGTATCTAGGCAATTAGGGAATTTACTTATGCTATCTAATTCTTTTAATATTTCTCTAACTCCCTTAGACCTTTTTACCTTATAGCCATCTCTTTGTTCCCATTCGGTTACATGACCCATAGGTGAAACATCTTCCCATATATCTCCTACTTTTCTTATTTCGGAATCTTCCTTCTTTCTATATCCTATAGTTGTTCTATTCTGGGTTTTGTGTTCTCCTATTAGAAGTTTTTTTACAGCTTCTACATTTCTTAATTTACTCATGATTTTCTCCTTTTTCTAATTTTGTAACTCTTTTAGTTAAATCTTTTATCAAATCATATAATTCCTGTATAGCTTTTAGATTATATACCGAAAGTTTATCATAGTTAACAGCTAGAACTCCTTTTTGTCCTTCTATTTTAAACTCTTTTAGTAAACCTGCTTTAAGGCCATCGGTTATATCTTGAGCTATAATTCCTACCTCTTTTCCGTCTAGGATAGAAGGAATCCTATGAGATGAAGATGTTTTATTTACTTCTAAAATAACACCTTTTAGTTCATCTTTGTTCCAATTATAATTAACAGGTTTTATCGTATATAGTTGCTCTAGTACAGGGTCTATTTCTTCTATATCTTTTTTTAGTCTCCTATCTGAAAATGCAGCGAACGGGCCTCCTATCCCTCTTTCTCCTTTCTGTCCTTTCTGTCCTTGATAACCTTGTGGCCCTATTCCCCCTGTACTTCCTGTAGGACCTACTTCTCCTTTTTGTCCTTTTCCGCCGGGCTCTCCTGTGGCTCCTTGCGGACCTACTCCGGCTAATCCTGTAAATCCTTGAAAGCCTTGAGGACCCGGCCCGCCTGAACTGCCTATTGGACCGGTCGGTCCTTGACTACCTTGAGGTCCTGGATTGCCGGGGGGGCCTATTATGCTAGGTCCTTGTCTTCCTTGGGGTCCTAAACTTCCCGTACTGCCTTGAGGTCCGATAGAACCTTGAGCGCCTGTATTTCCTTGCGGTCCTGTAGGGCCTTGATTACCTTGAGGCCCTGGATTGCCGGGGGGGCCTATTA